GACTAACGGAGGTACTATGGCTGAAGAGCCTGAGAAGTATACGCCTGAAGCGTATGAGGAATATGAGATCGGTAAGTACCGAACTCGGTTTCCTGATGAAACCAAGGCATTGTCGGATGAGCAATTGTTCGACACTGTTATGTCTGCCGAAGATGACCACGACGACGCCGACTGGAAGGCCACGTTCCTTGCTGTCTCGTCGACCGTCACCGCCTAGTTCGGCGTAGTCCTGAGCATGACTTGAAACTGCTCAACCTAACCTATGTTGACGCCTGCCGTAAGTAATAAGCATACATCAATGACGTGTTAACTGCGTTATTGAGCGCAATGTGTGTGTTGCACTCGCATTCCATTCACCCACTGTTCTCACACGATTGTCCGAGCTAAGAGTCCGGACCAAAGGGACAAGATGAGGCAGAGTGAGTTTGACAGAGACATCGCTTACGGTAGGCGTGAACATAGGAGGCTCCAATGAAGTAGATAAGCTGACAGAACTACCTCACGACTTCATCAGACCGTTACCCATCGCAAGCATGTTGGTTACATGCCGCTCGGCCCCATCTCTCGCGGAGAGAATAGCGTCACGGGGTCATTAACTTGTCAGTCGGGAGAAATGACATGGCTGAGCCAATCACACATATCGCTCCAGAGGACGCCGATCTCATCGGCTTATCCCTTGTCCAGAAACCCTGTGGTCACTGGAGTTGGTGCTTCTTTGGTCCCAATGATTACGAGTTTACTGACACTGAATGTCATGAGACTATCCTCGCTGCTTATCAGTGTGCTGTTCGTTGGGCTATGCACCATGCACCTGATGAAATCTGTGACGCCGTTGTGAGCAAGACCCATGACCTCACAACCCATTAGCTGGTTCCGTGTCTTCTTCGATATCTTCGGATTCGAAATGAAGAGCAGCCGTTGGCGTATCTTTGTAGCGAGGTTAATCATCCCTTGCTCCGCCAACTACCGGCAGCGTCGTGCTGCAAATGACAACGGCAGGGAGTGGAGTATTCCTCCATGGCCAGATGAGTAGCAAACACTTCCCTCGCAGAGGTGACAAGGTAAACGATAGGCGTCGGATACCATTCGCCAATGGCTTTGTCAGGAATGTCATCTACGATGATGGTCCTGACACTGTGATCGTACGCTTCGACAACGGGTTGGAGATGTACGACTATGAAGACTTCAAGAATACATGGACCGACAGTTACGGTGGTGCATTTATTCTTGCAGGAGAAACATCCCTCACATCGGAGCAGAACGAATGTCTAGCCAAGTTATTAGTGCAGTGGAACCAACCCTTGAAGACGAAATGAATATTCTTCTCGGAGTTAAATCTCTTCCGCAACCTACACCTACTGTCGATCGGCAGCTTAGTGTATTCCACCGTCAGTGGACGGCTACGGCGGAGGAATGTGAGAAGCGTGCTTCCGACTTGGAGACGGCTGCGGCTGATCTCCGGAAGCGTGCCGCCGATCTGTACGCAGCGAGGAATTACCTCGATGACGTGAAGATGTCTGTTCTGTTCGAGATCGAGAGCCGTAACCGTGCGCTCTCTCTCGCCCTCGTCAATCCCCCGAAGGAATAAAGGACCTATCAGCCATGTTGCACGTAGAAATTGTCGATGATGACTGTGCCTCGGATGAGGCTCACATTCATCGGTTCCCGCTCGATACTGATCTCTCCGAGATAGTCCGAGCGATCAAGCTGCTGTATCCGACAGCTAACTCCATCTGGATCAAGGTGGAGGAAGAAGAGACATAGGAACGGCGCTGGTTCGCGCAGCATACACAACAAATCGGGAGTTGTCAACATGATTGTGAAAAGAATAGCAACTTGTAGTTGTCGTACGTCATACTACGACACTCCGGGCGGTTGGAACCGAATGGTTAACCATTTACAGGCTAACCATCGTTGGGTTGAGTTCGGTGAGGGGTTGTTTCAGCCAGCCGAAGAGAGCCAAAAGGAACCTGAAGGCTCAAACGATGCTGAAACCTCAAAACCCGGTTTGCGTTAGGAATGTTTTCGTGCTAATGTTAAGAATAATCGGGGAGAAAAGACATGGCCAATCGGACCATCCAACAGAAGATACTGAAGATGAAACGGCGGAAACGCCATGCAGTCTTCAGCGGGAATACTGCGAAGTACGCTGTCCGCATAGATCGCGGACGGTTTGAGGGAACAACTACCACTGGCGACGGTGATGTGGTTCCATCGGGAAAGCATGTCACTATTCCTGTGGGTAATATATCCCTCAGCAGGGCTGTGGTTAATACAGGCCGTGGTCCGGACAAGGAAAGGATGCAGACGTATTATGATCGTCTAGCTTCCTTCAATAAGGAAATACCTCCGACATTATCGGAGCGTCTAGATCAGGAGGCATTCCGTTCCCACGATAAGGAGCGGAGTATCAACTATCTTAAAGACGAGTTCGCGAGATTAGATTTGTTCTTTCTAGGACCCAGATGGTACTGGGTTGAAGTTAACTATAAAAAGAAGTTCTGGCGTAAGAGTGAAACGTACAGGACCAAAGCAATGGCAGACGTTGTTCTTGAAAACAATATGATCCGATGGGTTGAGACTATCTCCCCAGAGGTTTGACGGGGGCTACGCCATCCGGCGTGCTCCTCCCGAGAGTACAGCCCTCGTCAACAGCCCCCACGGTTTCTTGCCCCGAGGCCGTGGGGGTTTACCTTTCCCCTGTAAAGTGTACAGCCCCTAGCTGCATCATCCTAGGGGTTTTTTTTCGTAACTGTACTATTAAATTAGTCCATTTTGGACGTTGGAGAAGAACATGGAGTACATCAATGACGGGTTGAACTACCTCTATGCTCATCAGGATGCAGTCTTTACGGCGGGAGTAGTGACTGCGGTTTTCCTGCTGATTCTGCCGTGGAATAAGACAGGATGGTTCGATTGGCTCATCCTGTACAGGAGGGGCCGCATGAAAAAGAAAGAGAGAAGGGAATTAGTCGTACTGCAAGCAGTTGATGATTTCGTCGATGCGATTGAAGAACGTGTCGCCGATGAGAGTATTTCTCGTACAGAAGCGACGGAACTGTACGTGATGCTGCAACGAGCATTCCCCATTAAGAGTCTGTTTCCTTCCAATCAGTGGTTGAAGGACAGCATTCGTTCTCGTCTCAACAACCACGTCACACCAAAGCTTCCTGACAAGAAGGAGAAGAAGGGCCGAAACATCTTCGCCAAAGTATGACCACTAAGTTTCGCACTATCCACAGTAAGTTCAACGGCCTGAGGGCCAAACGGAGAATGAGAATGTCTCAATCGGGAACAATCGTACGCAGATCAGCCAACACTTTTATTCCGGATGCATATCTGGAACTGGTGACGGCGGCTAACCCTAACGGGTACAGTGCTGCGTTCGTCGAGGACGGCAACGTGAAGTTCGTGAAAGACACGGCCGGCGCGACCGTCGACGACATCAAGGAGACAATGCAGGCGTATCCTGACAAGGATATCACCTTCTATTTCTGTCAATCTGATGCGGCCCTCAATCAGGACGACCTGCCGCCGTATGTTCTTCTTCAGGAGAACAAGAATACTCCGCTTATCCTCGGCTTCATCGACGGCAACTTCCCGAACTTCGCGAAGTCCGAGAGTTCTCATCCGCCGGAGTTCTTCTTCGCCCACGAGTATCTCGTGCCGAAGTTCGAAGGTATGGCGGAGATGTCGGAGGACCTCAACAAGGTAACGGCGGCGATGCAGAAGCCGTATTTCAAGAAGGAATTGCTGCTCAATTGTGTTTCACGGGGCTACGTGACATTGGTGTGTGCAAACGGCACCGATTTGACATTTGCTCAAGGCGATACTTCCGCCGAGTACAAGTGGGGTTGGGTAAGTAACAACCACGGTTATGCTCTCGCTCCGCCGGAGGAGAAGAAAGTAGAGAAGAAGAAAGGTGGTATCTTTGGCAGAAGTACTGTCAGGGAACCGGCAAACGTGCCGCCGAAGGAAGAGATTGCTGAGGCAGTCAAGGTTAACGCCACGGCGGCGTCGATCATCAAGAATTTCAAGGGCTGGACTGTCAAGGACTGGGCACCAAAGCCCAGTGACAGTCGCAGCAACAAGAAGGATGGATACAAAACACGTATCGGTTACCTTCCGCCGGGTTGGGAGCAATGTCCGACGGTACGTGCGTACTATGATCCGGGTGGGAAGCTGTCTACCTTCGCTCAGATGAACAAGGCTCTTGGCTTGGAGGCCGCTGGTCTCCAGAAGCTGGCTGCTAATCCTCCTCGTATGCAGGGGAAGGACACCGAGCCGGATAAAGTCGAGCACGATCAGACTTTGCCTGCCGAGAGCAAGGCTGTGACGACGGAGATTCTTCCGATCATGTCACCGCCGGGTCGGGAGTACATCGAGAAGCTTCGTGGTACGGAGCAGTACAAGAAGATGATTGCGGAGAACGCCGCCGTCATCAACGACCCGAAGAAGTTCGAAGGATATGAGGCTAAGTTCGTTGACTTCGCAAAACAGATGGGTGCGAAGTCGATGGATGAGTTCGCGATGTGGGATGACACGATGCTGTTCAACCTCGCGAACGATCGGCCTCAGGAGATGATGGTGATGGCACGAGCCTTCATCAACATCTACAACCGCAACCGAGCAAAAGGTGCAATCGAAGAAGCCCCGATCAACACGGAGGTCGTCAACGACCCTCCGAAGAAGAAGGGTGGTATCTTTGGTCGTGCCGCCGCATAGGCACTGTAGGCTGAGCGACTACAGTGGAGCAGCGGAGTAGTGACCCGTTTGCTCGGGACGGTGGTGTGAGGTGGCGGATACTCCCCACCGTCTCTCCTTTCATTCCTTCGGAGGTAATCATGTTCGAAAATGCACGTAAGTTCTTCCATCTTTCTACAGCAGAGGTGATTAATCCCGAGGCTGAGAAGTGGCACCGACAATACAGACGGACACCCGATCTGTGGTATCTGAACCAACATGCTCGTCAGTTGGTGTTCATCGCCGATGACTTCAAGCGAGGTCATCGACGGCACGAACTGATCGAGGGACAGGAACCAATTCACCCTAGCTGTTACACAGCTGATTCGTTTACCTGTTACAAGAAGGATTTGGGGGTACATTCATTCCCACTTCCGTTCGAGAAACACATTGACTTTCAAATCCATGGATGGTATAAGCCTGAGTTGGCCCGCATCCAAGGAGAATTGTACGCACTTCCCAGTCATTTCCTGTGGAAAGTGCTTGACATCGAGAAGGAAAATGGGTTACAATTCAATCGAACTAGGGTATCAATTACGGTACCTTGGCGTGAAGTGAAGTACAACATTGACCCTAACGTATGGGTCAGCAAAATCCCCACCATCAGTCGTGACTACATCCGCACAATCCGTGCTTGGATGTACATTGCTCGTCCCGAATATTGGGACGACTACGTCGGCGTCGCCCTCGGAACCCGAGCTGTCGATCTGTACGAACATGACACTCCCAAAGACTGGATAAAGAAGTATTACAAGTTCTAGCAAAATCGTTGAGCAGCACATTCCCTGCCCATCCTGTCCATCCTCAGATGCTTATTGTGTCTACGAGGATGGACACGGATGGTGTTTCTCATGTAACTACTTTAAACCTAAAGAGGGCAACATTTCAGACGAAACTTATTCTTATGAGTACCTCCCGTACAGAGGTATTACTAAAGAAACATTTCAATTTTATAATAGTAAAACCAAAGTTGATGATACTGGTAAGCCTATTTCCATTGGCTTCGAGTATCCGAATAATTCTATTAAGGTTAGACAGTTAGATAAGAAAGCATTTCATTCCGTCGGTGATATAACTCAAGGTGGTTTATTTGGTCGTAATAAGTTCGCGGCTGGCAGTCACAAATATGTGACAATAACAGAAGGGGAATTAGATGCTCTCTCTCTTTATCAGGTTCTTAAGTCGCCTGTGGTTTCTGTGCGGAGTAGTTCTTCTGCTCACACTGACGCCTCGTTCGATCGAGCTTATCTCAACTCTTTCGAACGAATCTATCTCGCGTTTGACGGAGATGAGCCGGGCCGGAGCGCAGCAGCTGCAGTCGCTAAGCTATTCGATTACAACAAGGTTTACCAGCTCAAGTTCCCCGGCGGAACCCGAAAAGACGCCAACGATTACCTCCGAGCCGGAGAAGAGTCCGAACTGAGGAACATCTGGTGGAATGCTAAGAAGTTTCTTCCCGACAATATAATCAGTGATCTGTCAACCTTCGAGAAAGAACTTCTAACTCCACCTAAGTTCGGCATCAGTTACCCGTTCCCTACCTTGACCCATATGACCTATGGGTTGAGGACAGGGGAAGTCGTCCTCATTACTGCACAGGAGGGCGTGGGTAAAACTGAAGTAATGCATACCATCCTCCACCATGTATTGAAGGAAACAGACGATGCGGTTGGCGCGATCTTCCTTGAGGAAAGTAAGCAACGGTTACTACAAGCCGTGGCAGGTATTGAACTCCAACGTCCGGTCCATCTTCCAGACAGCGGTTGTTCTCCTAGCGAGACGTACGCTGCTGTCAAGCAGGTGGTGCGTACCGACGATCGTCTCCACATCTATAATCATTTTGGTTCTGACGATCCAGAAGTTCTTCTTGACAGTATTAGGTTTCTCGTTGCTGCCCGTGGCTGTCGTTGGATTTTCTTTGACCTTATTTCTCTTGCCGTTGCTGGAGTTGGTGGAGATAAGGAGACAGCTGCCCTCAGCTACCTCGCCGCCCGCCTCGAAATCATGACGCAAGAGTTAGACTTCGGGTTAATCATGGTGAGTCATGTCAACGACTTCGGTCAGACACGTGGCTCGCGAATGATTGGCAAGGATTGCCACATCCGTATCGACCTAAAAAGAGATATCGCAGCGATGTCTGATAGGTCGCGATTGACTACGGAAATGACGATCACGAAGAACAGACCGGCATTCAGAACAGGGTTCGCAGGCAACCTTCTGTTTAATCCTGCAACGTGTACACTGAAGGAAGACTTCGGTGAGAGTGATGTAAAAGCTGAGTTTTTATATGGACCCTCACCACCCTTGGTGCCACTTTGGCAAGATTTACCGGAGGTTAAAGATGTCATGGCTTAGCGGAATATCAAAGGAAGAAAAAGACGAGATGTACCTCGATGCCTGTACTGCATTCAATACAGAAGTAATTAACGAAAAAGAATTCAGAGCTACACTAGGTAAATTAGGTTATAACGCCACAGATATCGAAGACATCGTGAGGTGGCATCGACCGAAGGGAATGTAGGAGGGCTTATGGTTATCAGCGGTAAGGGGTCGGATCGTGATATCTATGTAGCGTTAGAGTTAATTAAACAACAATGGGAACAAACCCATGAAACGAATACCAATAGAAACCGTAGAGAGGATAATCCAGAAATTACTTTCCGGAAAGAAACCGAAATATATCATCTACGAAGAGAAAATAAGTAGGTCTTTTCTCTACAAATCGAAACTCAAGTACCCGCTATTCTTCTGGAAGGATAGGCCCTAGGAAGCCCTAGGAAGCCCGTACAGAGGTTTTACCTACGGAAGCTAGGGTGATGCCAGACAACATAAATAACGCACCAGCGGCCTTCTAATGGCCTCCTAGAGGGTATTTAAAATGAGTGTAGCACCAGAGACCGATGAAGAGCTGCGGCCGACGAAATACCCGCAGTTTCGAGTAGCTACAGGCGGTAAAGGACCTCCTGAACCACCTGACACCGGAGCTAACTGGCTCGGTACGTACGCTGTCGGTACTACATTCGTATGCCGGAGTAAAACAAGCAGAGACCCAGATTTCAATCTGTATCATCTTGTGTTTAAATGGGATGATGAAGTAGTTCTTCTTAAATGGGAATTACCTGACGGAAAGATACTTGACTATTATGTCAACCCTGCTAAGTTTAGTAAGAAGTTCGAGGACCCGTATGTCCTTGGAGTTGTTAAAATACCAAAACCAGAAGAGCTTGAACAACAAGCCGAAGGAGAAGAAGATGGGAACAGTAATAGGCCCGATTGACCGGGCTACTTGGTATTGCATGCGCCAGTGCCTTGAAAGTATTAATTGGTGTAAAAGCAAACGTGACCCTAAGTATGATCTTGAGATCAAGGGTGAGCAAGAAATTTACAATCATTTCATGAAAGAAATTCCTAGGCGAGTTGCTTGAAGATTGTAGTTGACATAGAATGTGATGCTTTGGAGAACCCGAAGCACATCTGGTTGATTGTCTGTAAAGACATCGACACAGGTGAAAAATATATATTTAGAAAGGTTACAGAAGATGAAGAAACTGCACTTCGAGTTCGAGACTTTTGGAGGAATTGTACTCTTTGCATTGGCCATAATTGGCTTGGGTACGATTATCCGGTTCTTGCTAGGCTTTTAAACCTTGAATATAAGGAATGTATTGACACCTTAATCATCAGTAAACTGTTAGATTATTCTCGTCAGGGACATTCGATAGAAGACTACGGGATAGAATTTGGGATACCGAAGGGGAAGTTCACAGACTTCTCTAAGTGGTCTCAAGAGATGGAGGATTATTGTGTTAGAGACGTTGATATATGTCACAGGATTTACATTAAGTATCTTAAGTATATTAGCAATCCTCAACATCTTCCTTCGATTAGACTTGAACATAGTTTCCAACTTATTGTTAATGATCTCCATGTCAATGGCTTTAGCTTCAATACTAGTAAAGCTGAAAAGCTACTTGATAAAGTAGCTGAAGAATTAGCTACTCTAGATAAAGATATCCTTGAAGCATTTCCTCCAAGGCTTAAGTTAATTAGGGAGATACATCCCAAGGAAACTAAACATGGCACACTTTCGAAAACTGATTTCAGATGGGTCTCTGACGGAGATTTGTCTGAGTTTAATGGCGGTCCTTTTTGCCGCTGCTCTTGGGACGTTTTTAACCCTAGCAGCCACAAGCAAATTATTCAGGTATTGTCTGAAGCTGGATGGTCCCCCACCGATCGTACTCAAACACATATTAACACCGAGAGAGAACTCAACCAAATAAAGTATAAGAAAGGTCTTGACAAAGAACGTCAAGTACTTTACGATAAACTTAATCTATTAAAGAAAACTGGTTGGAAAGTCAACGAGACTAATCTTGAAACATTGCCAGAACGTGCCCCCAAGGCTGCCAGATTATTGGCCAAAAGAATTCTACTTGAAAGTCGGAGACGAACACTCACTGAATGGTTGGAACTTGTTCAACCCGACGGTAGAATTCACGGCAACTTCTATGGGATCGGTGCATGGACGCACCGTATGGCACATCAAAAACCTAATACAGCCAACATTCCAAACGAGTTTGATACTGCCGGAAAACGTAAGTTACTTGGGAAAGAACTTAGATCACTTTGGTGCGCACCGAAGAACAGACTTCTAGTCGGTGTTGATGCGGAAGGTATTCAACTTCGTATATTTGCTCATCTTATTAATGACCCAGAGTTCACCCGTGCGCTAGTCGAAGGGAAGAAAGATGACAAAACCGATCCGCATAGTCTCAACCAGTCGATCCTTGGAAGTGTTTGTAAATCTAGAGATGCTGCCAAAAGGTTTATCTACGCATTACTTCTCGGCGCAGGATTGCCGAAACTGGCTGAAATATTGGGATGCTCAGATGTGGAGGCCAGAGAGGCGCTTGATCGTTTGCTTACTCGCTACACGGGTTGGGCGTTTCTCAAGGAACAAGTCTTTCCAAAGGATGCAAAGCGTGGCTGGTTCATTGGGCTGGACGGTAGAAAAGTGCGCATCCCCGGCGACACAGATGGAACCAGACGTCATCTTGCAATGTCTGGATATCTACAGAATGGCGAAGCTGTCGTAATGAAGCTAGCCACCCTGAAGTGGTGGGATAAGCTAAAGTTCCTTGATGCTAAGTTAGTTAATTTTGTTCATGACGAATGGCAAGTAGAGTGTCCAAACAATATGGAAATAGCTTTAGACATCGCTAACATGATGTCAAATTCACTGAAACAAGTTGGTGAAGATTTAAACCTTTTGTGCCCACTAGCGGGGAGTTTCTGGAATGACAAAGCAAGAGACTACACCATCGCAACCAACTGGGCGTATACCCATTGAGGTACAGCGAACAGACCCTGATTTGTGTATTAAATTAGATAAAGCTTATTTATGTCCAGTATGGAGGGGTGACAATATAGCGTGGTACGATATTTATTCATTAGAGAACGGACATTGGTTAGGAAGACAAGAAACATTTAAGGAGTGTGAAGAGTGGCTGAGTTTGAAGGAAAAGTAAGTTTTCATTACCCATATATGATTGAGGCTGATGATCAAGAACAAGCAGAGTTTGATATGATCAGTCTAGCTCGGGATGATTTTCCTGAGGCAACAAATTTTGAAATTGTAGATATAAAGAAGGTATAATGGCTAGCGAATATATTGATGTCCAAGGCAAGGTGATGTTCATCCATGCTGTCAACTTTAACAAGTATGACAAATGGAGCATTACACTTCGTCCTACACAGGCATCGCTTGAGATCATCCGTGATCTACAAGCACAAGGTATTAAGAACGTGATGAAGAAGGATGATAACGGTTATTACATCCAATTCAGCAGGGAACCGACGAAGCTTATGCGAGGGAAGGTTGTTGCCTTCGCTGCACCTAAGTGTGTCCAACTGGTTGATGGTAAACCTGAGTTGATGGACGGAAGCCGAATAGGTCATGACAGCGATGTCACTGTCCGGTTGGAAGTCTACCAACATGGCACACCTAATGGTGGTAAAGCTAAGGCGGCAAGGTGGGACTCCATTCGTGTAGACAATCTCATTCCTTGGGACCCTGATAAAGACCTGCCAGAAATGGCAGCCGCAGAGGTGAAAGACTTGGCAGCAAGTCCACAACCGATGTGGTAATGTTTCATTAGTAACTTTTCTGGCCGCATCAAGCGATGCTGGCTGGATGCCCTAACGGTTGAACAAAATCTTGAACGTCGTCTTAGGGATGCGTAAGGAAAAGAGCCGTATAACCTTACGTTCTAGTTTTTCGTCAGTGGTGTAAGAAACATCGAAGAACCTGTACGACGCAGTTGGCATAGACGTAGCTCTGCAAGACAACGTTCGGGTGTGGACCGGATTGATCGTACTGTTCTGGAGCATGCTCAGCATGCCTAGCCGATAGCCCCACTTCGGTGGTGCCGTGGTTAACACGGGTAGTGAAGGCGGGAGGTGCCGTGTGATGAACGGTGTGACGAAAGAGAGAGACCTCTGAGTCCAAATCATTGAGGTCACCTACAGTATGTAGCGAGACAGAATCTGGACATACTGTGAGCCGGGAGTAGGTCAAGCCCTGCAATCCCATCTCCGGGGGCACTAAGCGGAGAAACCAAGGTGTATATCGTTTCCCCTACCGTGACGCGGTTAACAGTCAGCAATACTCGGAGTCCTACCTTAGAGTGGGTAACCGTGAGCAAAGGCGGAGACCAACACCAACCATGACACGCTCTGGTAGACAGCAAGAGAAGGAGAAGCGGCCACCCCTTTGTCGGGTATAGCCCGTCCTGAAGGAAGCTAGCTTCGATGTTATCTGCACAGGTGAATTCGTGACGAAGTGTACGCCAGAACTATAGCGGAATAAGGCTTATGGCCTATGACTTGCTCTAGGTACGGTCCCCGTGATGATTAGTGTTTACGGCGAGTGCAGCTGCCCCGTGCATGGTAAAAGGTCAGCCAAAGACCAGCAGTAGTACGCAGGTTCAAATCTGCCGTCATAGATGAAACTCAGATAATGGAACCCAACCGATGGCGCTAAACCATCAAAGAACCCTCCAACCCTTAAGCGTAAGCATGGCTCTGAACCATGCCCATGCACTGTATGGACGCATCAGGACCTCAGCATGACCCGCTCTGTGGGAGGAAACCGTGGCAGCTAGGACTCGCTCTAGACTGTTGTCATATACCGTCTGTCTGGAAGGATAATACCCTGTAGCCTACAATCACCAACGGGTGGTGAACTCGTGTCTTGCGACTGTGGTGAGACCAATACAGGAAGAACTGGACCGTCCGGGTGTCTAACATCTGGTCACTCTGGTTAACGGCGTGCAGCTGTCAACTGCATAGCCCAGATACTGCGTACATTCGCAGGGAATTAAGTGGTGACGTAACTCATGACTCGCTCTGAGTTCAGATGCACCCATTAACCGACTACTCTGCAGGTAGGGCGATGGCCCACACGATGGTGTAGTAGACCTCAGTCCGAGTATGCTCTGGTGAACTGGTCCTTACATGACCATGATGTTTGGTATAGACGTGTGCTCTACCATATCTGACCGCAGAAGGAATGAGGCGGTCCGGCAGAGAGTTCCGTAGACAACAGGGACCGTCCTGACTACGGCAAGTCTAAAGGCTGTATGACACGCTCTACAGCAGCAACCCTATTCACGCAGCCGATTACTGCGACTGGCCTAAACGGAGAAGTCAAGTATGTACTGAATGACTGGTTCCCTTCATCAACGTGGAGATGGAAAATGACCATCAATCAGAAATACCTCACCGCAAATGTCGTCCCACGTAGCTTACTAGTAAGCGAACGACAACTTGGACAGCCCCCTTAATAAGAAGGGGTAAGGTGAGGGGGTATGACGCGCTCTACCCCCGCCCCAACCCCCATACGGAGGTTAACATGAAACATGATCCTTATATCGGCATTGTATCGTTGCTGGAATACATGGACCGAAAGACAGGACGTCCAGCTAAGACAGCGAACAAGATGTTCAAAGGAGCTAAGAAGATTAACTTCGAAATCAGTGAGCTTCCAGAGATAGTACGTCGTCGTAAGGAAGAACTAGACGGTCTGGAGAAGTTCCTGAAAGAATTCAACAAGAAAGAAGAGAAGAAGCCTGACAAGGGGATTAAGTTCTCCGGACTAGAATGGTTCATCATCGGCATCATCTCTTACCCAATCGTCGGTCCGCTCTACAACGTTATCCGTCACAATCTTGAAACAATGGGAACGGTGATCAAATGACCCAATCTTACCAAAACTGCCGAGATTATCTAGCCAGTTTGTGCGATTGTGAAAACAATGCACAATGCAAATACCACCCTCAATATTATTTACGTAAAAATACAGAAGTCTTTGACGTACTTGACGGACCGAAACAGGAGTGCTTCCCTATTTGCCACAAGTGCGACAAACTGATTGAGAAAGGCACTGGGAAAGAATTCACAGGTCATCCAAATGACGTAGCCTTCCCGCCGACGTGGTTTCACCACGAATGTTTCAACAGGTACGAGCACTATTACGGACTTGACAAACCTGCCGATTAGGAGGTATCATGCCTACTCAAAAAGAAATCTGGGAAGCTTGGACTGCACCGGACACTCTTGAAGAATGTGTCAAACTATTCTTTGAAATCCTTGATACTAAGGAATACTCAGATATGTCTGACCGAGAGTTTCACCCTACCCGCTTCAATGCGGAAGAAAGAGCAATCATCAGTTGCCGTGTATGGGATACCCATCGTCTTGGCAAACTATTACCGAGAATGAAAGAACTTGCCCAACATCCACCAACTAATCCCTGACATCTACAAACTCGTAGGGGGAACCGATGGTCTCAGCGATCTTATCGCATCCGATCTGGGAGCTAGCGTTGCGAGCGCAATCCAAACATCTCTCGGACCCCAAGAAAGGCGTGGTTTACGTCTGTCCGCCCTCGGACCGAAGTGTCCCTGTGCGTTGTGGTACAGCGTACACAGACCTGATCTTGCCGAACCCCTTCCTCCATATGCGAAAATCAAATACGCCTATGGACACATAATCGAGCATCTCATAATTGGTCTTGCGAAGGCAGCAGGCCATGACGTCAAAGGAGAGCAAGATGAAATCAATGTTGATGGAATTCTTGGGCACCGAGATTGTGTTATTGACGGTGCTATCGTTGATGTCAAATCTGCTGCTTCCCGCAGCTTTCTCAAGTTTCGTGACAAGACGATCGCTCAAGATGATCCTTTTGGTTACTTGGATCAACTCGACGGGTATGTTGTGGGATCGTTGGATGACCCTTTGGTCACAGTGAAAGACAAAGGATACCTTCTCGCTGTAGACAAAACATTAGGACACTTAGCATTATATGAGCACAAAGTTAGACCCGAACACATCAGAAAGCGAATACAGTCTTACCGACAAATTATTTCAGCTGATCAACCGCCTAGATGCGAATGTCGATCTGTCCCTGACGGAAAAAGTGGAAATATGCGGCTCGATACGGCAGCTAGCTACAACTCTTTTAAGCAGGTTTGCCAACCAAATCTTCGAACGTTCCTCTACGCCACCGGACCAGTCTACTTAACTCATGTAGTGAGAACTCCAGATGTCCCAGAAACCACCAGACGAACAATCCATTAATGGTTCCTTCTCTTTCAAAGGAGAGAATATGTTTGGTATCAACATAGATTTCTTTGAATGGTGTGAACAGATGGAAAAGAAATATGGGGTGCGTTTGATTTCAAACCGATGTGATTATACTAATTATTACCCTGTGGATAGAACAAGTGACAAAGATAGAAAATAATTATAAGAAATTCACAATCCAGCAACGTATCACTGAATTGATGAAAGCATTGAAGAACTATCCTAATTCTCCGTTCAGAGGTAAAAGAGAAGCAGAGTTAGAGAAGCTTAAGAAAGAACTAGACGAGTGACTGTCTTTACTAAACCTACATTACCTTGTCTATTTCTACATCAAATAGCTTGGACTGAGAGAGAAGATGATCCTTCAATAACTTATTGCCAATATTGCAAGAAGCTATTCTTCTACCCTACTAGACGGACACATCGCCCTGTCTATAAGAAATAAATATTTACTTAGAAAATTTGGAATTACTGAGGAACAGTATGAAAGTCTCCTTCAAAAACAAGCCGGAGCTTGTGGCGTATGTAAACGACCGGCTAAATCGTTCAAGACCCGATTGTGTGTTGACCATGACCATCGTACAGGAGAAGTCAGAGGGCTCTTATGTACTTATTGTAACCGAAGAATTGTGGGGAGACACCGTAAAGAACAGGGTGCTGAATTACTCAGAGCTGCTTACGTATACCTCACAGAAGAATACTCCGGCTGGATAGTTCCACCGAAGAAGAAAAGAAGGAAGAAACGCCATGCGCGTGTTCGAAAGACTAGAGCCAAAGCCAATGTTCTTTGATGAAATCGACGTTCGGAATGCCTACCGTAGTGGGTTCACTATCGGTGCAACAGCCGGAGCAACAGGGATGTTTGTTCTCTGTTTACTTGTAGGAGTTTTCCTCGTAAGTTGACGGACTATACTGCCATACTAGATTGTTATTCTTTGGAAGAGATACTAGAGTTGAACGACATTACCTTGGAAGAGTGTTTGATATTCCTCGTCCAAGAGAAGTATATAGAATTACCTGAAATACAACCATTAGATTTAGATGATTAAAATTTGTTCAGTTTGTAAAGAAGCTAAAGATTTAAAAGATTTTAGTAAACATCGTAGAGACAGATTTCAATCGCGTTGTAAGCAATGTGCTTCCAAACTTAATAAAATTTGGAGACAAGAAAATCCCGATCGTGTTAAAAAGACTTATAAAAATTGGTCGGAGAAAAATAGAGATTGTGTTAGAAAACACCAATTAAAGAAATATGGTTTATCTAATGACGATTATAATAAAATGTTTGAAGTTCAAAATGGAAAATGCGCCATTTGTAATAAAACGTCTGAAAAGAAATTGTCTGTAGACCATTGTCATGACAGTGGAAAAATCAGAGGTTTACTGTGTGACAGATGCAATCACGGTTTAGGTAATTTTAAAGAAAATATAAATTTTATGTTTAAAGCTATTGAGTATTTAGAATGTCACCGAAAGGTTTAAAACACCCTAAAACTAGGGGTGAACGTTTGGCAATTAAAGCTAAAAAGAAAATTCACGTAAACGCCAGTCCAGTATACCGTCTCCTAAAGGAGAAGGAGGAACAAGATGCGTCAGCTTCGAAACGTCGAGACTTACCTGTCGAACCAGAACCTTTGTGATGCCGTCTCAGGATTGCTTTACAGCCTTAACATTGTCCACGATGGTGAGGTTATTGTGTCCTTGAATGTAGGCGAACCTGTAGACGGCATCCGTCCAATCCGGTTGCAATGTATTGAAGAAAGGGAGGCAGAACTCATAGTTCACTCATGAATTACACACTATTCTGGGCATCTTATGTCACAGACGAAGAAATACACGAATACGTAGATATTATATTAGAGCAATTGCGCTCCAAGAAAAGGAAAGAAAATGAATGACATCACTCTGGAAACGATTGACAACATGGTGGAGCAGGAGCCTGTTTCCACACTCGGACTTGTTGAAATTCTCGACGACAACGGAAACCCCACCGGCCAGTATCGTACCGCTGACGGTGTTGCCTACGTCGCCGACACTGCAGCCGAGCATCCCGTCACCGTCCACTAAGTTACCGATGTAACCCGTCAAGGCGTTGCCACGAAATCATCGTGTATGGTTCGGGTTACTAGAGAAGGAGTCAGGTTATCTCCGTTTCCTGACTCCTTTTTCTATGGAGTATCAAATGAATAATTGGAACTCAACTCGTAGACGTAAAGAAAAGATTAAAGCTAAACTAGGTTATTTACCAGAAGGTTGGAGAGATATGAAGTTAAATTGCATTGCTTGCGAGAATATTCCTGAGAAATTAATTCAATTTGCACCTTTGCCTAAGGCAGTGCCATGTGAGGTTATGGGCGATTGCCCAGACTCTCCATGTGTTAAAATCAAGAAAGAAGGGAAAACCCCCATGCGTTACAATGACAACTACGCCCATGCTTCCGTGACTGCTCCGAAGAGCGATGCTGCTGTGCAGCGCGAGTATCTGCTGGAGCGTCTTGACAGTGCTTACTACCCCAAGGTTAGCTCGTTCGAAACGTTGTTCAACCTTTACGTTGACAACTCTCCGAAGACGTATAAGCAGCTGATCGACGCCATCAAGAATGGCAAGTACACCATCGACCCGAAGGTGGAAAAGAGGTTGGCTGCTGCGGAGGAAGAGAACGGTGCAAGGTACTGGCACAGCATGATTCAGGGTATCATCTGGGATGGTCCGCAGCCTGACCAGAAGGGCTATGAGAAGGCGCTCGAAGACTTGCGTCTTGAATCGACTAAGGCGCGGGATATCATCATGACTGGTGATGCCGCTGCTGGTCTGGCTGCTCTGCAGGCATTCGAAGCTTGGACTCCAGTTACCGCCAGCTGAACTATTGGCGAGTGCTGCAATAATATATAACAACAAGCGCAGCAAAGAGTAAACAAAACTAAAGCCCCTAGGGATTTCTCCTTAGGGGCTTTTTTTGTGCCTAAATTCCTAAATCGTTTCAAAAACCCGATAGGTCCGGTGCTTTCAGAAACTTATTATCGTCAATCATTGCGCCGTAAGCTGTAGTCCAACTCGGTCGATCAATAACAATTTGCTGATTGTATTGTAAATCTTGAGTATCGTGCGGAGGAATGCTACGAGCTTCTTTAGGAGTCATTTCTGCTCGTGTATATACATTCCTAGCTTCTGTTTCTCCAGCTAGACGAAGATAATTACGCCGAGCTTCTTTATCAGCTTCAGCACGATATTCACCGTATTTACGTACTGTTTGGTCGTGATTTTTAATCCAGTTTAAATCGTCTTCAGATAGTTTTTTATTTGTTTTATAACTTTCGTTTATAGATCGGAAACGATCCTCAACTCCTGACATATATTTAGCGAAGTCTCCTTCAAGTTTAAGATCATAGATGCCCTGTCCTACTTTAGCGAAAGTACCACCCTTAGCAAAGCCTTCGATTTCTTGAATTGCATGTTGAACTTCATGCATCACAGTTCCTTTATCTTGAGCTGCACTACTACCGAAAGTTATATCATTACTTAGAGAATCATAAGCAGCTTCTGTTGGATGCATTTTAGGATCATGCTTAACATGTAGATCGGCTAGTTCAGGATAGTGTTTAAATAACTCTGGATGATCTATAATATTCTTTAACTTATCGTGTACAACACCGAATGCATCCGGGTCTTTGCCAATCCATGTAGTATCAAGCTTAGCAGGACCATCAGGTATTTCGTGTCTCCATTTACCATCAGCTCCTCGGAAGAAACCTGTAGTAGTTGCGATATCTTTACCAGCAACACCGTTAGATTCAAGGATTTGTGCATGACCAAGGTCAGCAAGTTTACCCTTTATCAAGGCAGACTTAACACCAGCCATAGTTCCTGTACCGAAAGACATAGCAACGTCTATGCCTTTATCCCTATCTTCTGAAGTTATTTGAAAGTTCTGACCTTCGGGGCCTTTTACATTTGCATATACTTCAGGTTCAGGTATAGGAGGGCCACCACGCTTTATCTCAAACATAGACTGTGTGTCTAGCTGAGGAACGGGAGCTTTATAGTTTACATCAATTCCACCCATAACTGAGTAGTCTTGCTGTTCTAGTTGTTTATTCTGTTCTACCTGCGGAGGAGTCACAACCATCTTATCATCATTGGGATCATACTTAGGGTCCCAGACTGACGACTGGTAATGGAATTCATCCTCATAGAATGCACCCTTACTTGTGCCGATCCCCATCAACGGTATCCTTTATGAGGTGGCTGACGTCTGCGATTCGCTCTACGAGAAACAACTTTAGTCTTGACATGATCGAGACTACCCGTCGGATGATACCCGACGTGATCCAGTTCTTTTCCATCCCCTTTGTGAACCTTCCCTTGTTTCTCCGCCTTATAACGAGCACGAGTTCGAGCAGCTCGTCGTTTCTTCTGAATAGACTTACTCTCATATGCTGTTTCCTGAGCGTAGTTTCGGTCAGTTCTCTTCTTATGGTTTGCTGGCCAACGGGGCATTATTTCTCACCTTCCTTTGGCTTGATAGGTGCCTTCCTGCTTGCAGCGATGGCATCACCGAAAGCCTTAGGCAATCCAGTAATCTTACCTTCAAAGTTTAATCCATATTGACCAAGAGTTTGGAGAAGCATAGTTTCCGTATCTCCACCACCGAATGATTTATATACATGCTCTAGATTAGGAAGAGCACGATTGATGCGGTCTACAACTGCTTGTACTTGAAGGACATATCCCTTCGGAACTTGGTATTGATCTCCCGCTAAACCAGCAGGTCTGCCGACAGGAGAAGCCATTCCACCTTCTGAATCTATAAGTTCTAGTTTAGGTGTTCCATTACCAGTATTACTCCACTTAAAGTGAAGATTATCATGACCAGTGAAATGATTAAGATTACGGACGTCTTCGCCGATAAGCTCACGACCTGTGATGTCAACCCAACTCTTGTAGTATGCTTTTGTTTTATCATCTAGCTTTGCTATATTATTAGAGACATCTTTATCAGTCAGTTGTGTCCAGATTGCATACTTACCCGGATGTTCAATCTTCAATCGACCATCTGCAGATGTAGTTCTGTAATCCATCTTCCAATTCTGGAGGACACCATTATTCGCGGGATCAAAGAGATATCTTCCAATAGCAGCCTTAGCATCTGGAGACATCTTAGGGTCTTTAATTTCTTCTACAGTATTGACGAGACCCTTATACATATAAGATTTAGCGTTCTTATCAATACGCTTATCCATATCCGTTTCACGAATATGTTGAGCAAGAGTAGTTGGTGCAGCATCCCCACCCGATTGAGCATGTGCTTGAGTAACCTTCTCAGCAAATAGAGGTTTAATAAGATCAGGTAGTTTCTTCTGTTGTTCAAGAAGGGCAGGAAGAATGTGACTTGCAGTCACAGCAGGTCCAAACTTATCTGACAATTCTTTGTAATTATCAGCAAGTTCACCAAGAGTACTGTTAGTTAGATTAAACTTCCTATTCTCAGTAATAGCAGTAGCTTGTTTCATAAGGTAAGAAGCAAGACCGAAGCCACCAGAGCCTCCGCCACGTACAGCTTCTGCCATAGCGGTGTAGATTTTAATCTGACTATTTAACTCTTCATCTCTGATATTAGCTCCACCAACATCTCTAGTATAACCTTGACGGTTAGTTTCAAGAGCTAGTTGAGTTCGCATAGCTTGAGCATGAGTATCAAGTTTAGCGGCTAGTTCAATGTATTGTTCAGGCTTATAGAAAGAAGGATCATTCTCAGCCTTGGTAATAATATCTTGAATCTTCTCAGGTTTATTCATACCATTGAGAGTAATAGTTCCATTAAGATCACCAGCTATTCTCTGAGAAATGAAATCAGACATAAC